GCGGTCTGGGCGTCCGCCAGGGCCTCGCGGTCCACGAGGAGCGCCTTGGCGGTGGCCTCCTGGACGTTGGTGGCCGAGCGGATCTCGCCGGGGATCTTCTCCTCCAAGTTGTGGCACTGGTCCAGCATGAAGTTCACACCCGAGTCGGGCGCCAGCGCCCCGGCGGCCACGATCTCGTTCATGATGCGGAAGAGCTGGTAGGGGTCGGCGGCCCCGACGATGAGGTCGTCGTCGGCGTAGAAGCGGGAGTTGAAGTCGAAGGCCCCCAGGCGCCCCAGCCGCAGCAGCTGGGCGACGATGAACTCGATGTTCGTGCCCGGGGCGTGGTGGCCGGTGTCCAGAACCACCTTGGCGCGCTCGCCCAGCGCCTGGCAGTGCACCAGGGAGGTGCCCCAGTCCGGCACATCGGTGTGATAGAAGGCCGGTTCGAAGAACTTGTACTCCAGGACGAGCTGCTGGTCGGAGTCGAGGGCGGCGTAGATCTGGGCCAGGGAGTCGGCCAGACGGTCCTGGCGCTCGCGGATGGAGTCCTGGCCCGGGTAGTTGGTGCCGTCGGCCAGCCAGATCTTCAGCGCGGACGACCCGGTGGCCCGCATGATGTCGATGCACTCCAGGTGGTGGGCGATCGCCTTGGCTCGGATCCGCTCGTCCGGGTTGGTCAGGGAGCCGAGCTTGTAATCCTCGTCCTGGAAGACGTTGGAGTTAATGGTGCCGATGTTCACGCCCTGCTCCTCGGCGTGGTCGCGCAGGGCGGCGTAGTCATCCGTCCTGTCCCACGGGATGTGGAGGGAGACCCGCGGCGTGACGCCGGTGAGCCGGTTGACCTCGGCGACGTCGTCGATCTTCTCGAAGGGGGTGCGGGGCACGCCGGCGGTGGTGAAGACGCGGAAGCGGGTGCCGGAATTGCCGAAGGCCCAACTGGGCAGTTCGATGCTCTGGGTCTGAAGCAGGTCGCGGGCCTCACGGCTCAGGTCGGACAGGGCGGGGGCGCTCATGATGGTTCTCCGTTTCGGTGGGTTCAGTGGGTTCGGTGGGTTCTGTGGGTTGAGCGAGGGTGTCGCCGGCGGCGGGCTGGCGCTGCGCCCCCACAGACGCCCTAGAATCGCAAGACTATAGCTTCATGGTCTCTGGTGAAGAATATTCCAGGCTCTCAAGAATCCTCGCAGCAGGGATTTACCGGAGAGGACAAACAACAGCATACGACCCTATATGCATAATCCCTGGCGGTGCTGAACGAGAAAACCTGCTACCTAACTATGCAGCCTCCGGTCTCGGCGGCATCAATGAGCAGCAGTTAGCAGTTGCTGGCGAAAAAGACCAGGACGGGTACCCCCTGCATATTATGCATCAAACTATCGGGGACGGTTGGAAGGACGCCACGCCGATTATCCCGTACCCCTTCATGGATAGGGAATTCGTGTATGGTGCAGCATTGAAAAGCAAATCAAAGCTGAAAATCCTCATGTATGGCAGCGGAAGCAAAACATATTATGGGGAGATAGAAAACACGAGCAATAAAACAATGTTTGTTAAATCGCTTATCGCCAATGCTGGGCTTAGTATAAACAGCTTCAAGCTACAGGTGCAAGGGACATGGGGGTACCCGTATGTTCGGGCGTATGAAAAACGTCCAGGAGCAAGTTACTGGCTGCCAGGTAGGGTTATTCTACGTTCAGCTGTTGAATCGTTCGAGCGAGTAGCTTTGAGAACATCTCCCGGGATGGAACCCATGTATAAGGTGAACGCAAAGATTATAGAGATAGGAAACCGCACGAATGGATAATTTTGTTCTTCCACAAAAGTTTGAGTCACCAATCACGACTGCTGCACATGGTGAAGTAATCTCGTCCGCGCAGATCACGATTGACGGAAAAGATTACGGGATGCAGCAGGTAGAGGTTTCTTCTGGTTGTTCGTCTGAGCTGCCAGGCCGTTTAGGTGTGGCGCAAAGTTTTAGCCAGGGTGTAGGTACTATCACGTGGGATATGCCGCAGGATTCCTCCGTAAATTTTGTGACTATGCTGTGTGGAAAACCTGGGGCGGAGGATGCGTTCACGATTCCTCCGGTTGGGGCGTCTGTGTCTATTCAGATGGGGCGCTCACCGTCTCTAGAGGGTCAAGCTCTAAAAAAAGTCTTGACAGGTCGTGTAGATTCGCATGAGATTGACCCGCAGACAGGTGGTCTAATCACTAAAATTGTGGACGAATGGGACAGGTTTTCAGAAACAGTTCGTGTGCTGGCGAATACTGCGTGGATGCCAAATGATCCCGATAGTGATGGGCCGCCGTTTCCTTGTGCGGCATCTATTTCTGCTTATGTGTGGAATATTCTTGAGCAGTGTGGGTATTCACCTGCTGCCCGATCGAAATTGCCTATTGGGTCAGACACGGCGACTCTGGTTTATGCTCCTTTGCAGGGGAGCGCGTTAGTGAACGAGAAGCGCGGCCACGGGATTCTGGTTGATGTGAATGGGGGCACTAGCTGGCGTGAGAATCAGAGCACACCAACTTTTGTCTACTACGATTCTGGCCTGCTGTTTTTCCAGAGAGGCTTTATCACCTATGAGACGAATCCGAATACTATTGATAACTATTACGATTCTGCTACGAAAGATTTTTTTGTTCGCGGGCAGATAGGGCCACGCCATGACGGTGTTGTCAATATCAACATTTACTCTGTGAAGGATAACCGGAGAGTCTCGGTGCCGATCAGGATCGAAGCGGACGGTACTTTGCATGCTGGTAGGGTTGAGAAAGCTGGGAAAGTACCTAAGAACGGGCGTTTTGAGGTCAAAATCAGTACTCAACGCTGGGAAGCTAATTTCTCTGATGGTACACAGGCTTATGGGAAATTTGATGTTGCCCCAGAGGTTAATAGCAAGGTTTATGCTATAGAGATTGTGGGGCACTCTGGTAAGCCAGAACTGGCAGATGTGCATGTTTTTGGGCGTGACCTCCCGTTTGCTGATAGGAGACAGGCGTTTGTTGCTATCCCATCCGAAGCTATAGGAACAGGATTCGTGAAATCATGCCGTGATAAAGTAGCCCGTGACGCCTTGGAAGAGGTCGGGCAGGCGTTTGGTATGCCTATGTGGGTTGATGGTGAAGGACGTTTACATTTCCATGCCCTAACCCAGCTAGATAAAGAAGGCGTCGCGTACTCTATCCCGAAGGATGAAATCGTCGATTACAGCCTGAAACTGGACTTGCTGAGGTGCGCTAGCAAAATATCTGTGCGCTATATTGCTCCCTCCTACAATGATTTGCCTGCACACGGTAATGAAACATACGTCAAAGTTTATGAGGGCACAAATGCTCAGGTGAAACCTGGGGAGAGACAGACAGAAATATTTTCTATCCCGGATACTGAGGAATGGTTCGGGATTGACAAACAGCCTGCAGACTATGATTTCATTCAGGTCTGGGGGACACCGTGGAAGGATATTCCTAGCGGTGCGGCTTACCGTGCTAGTAATATGAGTAAGATTATTAATAAGGCATATAGCCGTTCTGTCGATTACACGATTGACCCTACCGTAGGGTACCCAGGATATTGGACTCGCCCAGTTATCCGAGATATAACACCCTGGGTATTCGAGATGTCCTCAGACTACTCACAGCACAGAGGAAATGTCTTAGAGCGCCGTTTCCCTACACAACGTGAACTGAGCATCTTTGAAGATATGTCTGGGTGGCGTATGCCTATCATCCGTGCAGCACGCAAGGTCGAATACGGCAATAATTCATCCACGGTTACTGTAGAAGTTGGTAAAAATGGTGCCCCTGTTTTTGAACACAACATGGGTGTGTGGGGTGAAAGTAGGGAAAAGGCAGAACGTATCGGCAATTCGTTTAAAAAATATCTGCAGAACACGGTGTGGTGTGATCGTTTAACGGTAATGTTCAACCCTGCCTATGAGATTGGTAAAAAGGTTAGAGTTGAGCTGCCGGAGGGTGGCACCTTCACGATGATAATTCTTGGTGTTGAACAAAGACCAGCTGACGGTGTAACAACATTGACGACTAGGGTTATCCCATCATAGAAAGGAACCATAATTATGGGTTATGCGACTGTTGAGGGGCGGTTCCTCGCTCCTGCAGCCCCAGTAGGGGGCAACCCTACGCCTATGCAAGGTAGGGTGATTTTCCGCCCAGAAATGCGGGAAGCCGCAAACGGGTACACCCACCTGCCTGCTGAGGTAGAAGCAACGTTAGAGAACGGGTACCTGTCATATGGTGGCTCACACGGCGTGCGGCTCATGACACCTGACGATTCTACAGTGCCTCCCTGGTGGGAGTGGGTAGCTATCCTATACCTGCACACAGGTGGGGACATTGTTCGGCATGAGCCGGTTAGGTTTAGCCTGAAATCTGGTGAAACGGTTGATTTCGCGCAGATTGTGACGCGCGGATATGAGCCTCCGAGGCAACCAGCACCGCGACCTGCTGACGATGGTGCACCGATCCGCCTACATGTGACTGTTGGTGCGGATGGTACAGCCGCTATCACCACGCACACCGAATAAGGAAAGAGAGCTATGGTAAACATTGAGATTACTGGGGCTAACCGCCTAGCGGCTGTCACTGAGGAAGGGGCGCTGTTTGGGAAGCCTCTAGAATCAGCCAAGGCTGCTGCACGTGAAATCGTGGATGCACGTGTGCAAACTGTTGAGAATACCCTTCCTGGACGGGTTGAAGCAGTAGTCACAGAGAAACTGCCGGCAGCTGTGCAGGCTGCAACGGGTAGCGAAATTACCCGCCAGATTGACGAGCGTGTCACACCTACCATTGAGTCTAAGGTATCGTCCGTTATTGCAGACAAAACGGCAGGTATCAAAACCGAGATACTATCCTCTGTTACTACAGAAATAGATAGTAAGGTGGAGGCTGGGAAAACTGCTGCGGTCACTGAGGCAAAGTCCGCTATCCCTGCCGTTGTGGACTCTGCGGTGCATGAGGCTATCTCCAAAATAGATATTGGGGAGAAAGACTTCGGGTTCACTGGCCGAGACATTGCGGCGACGTCTTATTGGCACCCCGATTTTTGGAATGAGAACACGCAGAAAGGTTCAGAATGGCGTAAGCTCCTCAATACTGGGTCTTCCCTCGGCATCGTTGTTTTGGATAAGGCATCTGGTGAATGGGGAGATGCTGTAGACGAAAACTTTCTGAAACAGGGTATGCTCGCTGAGGCTGCGGGCGCGAAATGGTGTGCATTCTATCTGTCGTCACGTTTCGGTGCTATGGCAGAGGAGGCGGACGCTGCGTATCGTGAAGAAGTTCGCAAAAATCTGAACGTGACAATGGATAAGGTCGAGCGTGCAACATTCGATAGGATCGTGCAGCAGGCTAAGAACATTATCTCGTGGTATAAGGGGCCTGATAAGATTCGGAAAGTCGCCATTTTTGTGGACGAGGCTGTGCATGGCTGGTCTGAGGGGCAGAAAAAGGTTGTCCCTTGGTATAAGCGCCTGTATTTGCGCCTCAAGCAGGAGCTTGGCGAGGATGTTCTGATTATCATCAACCCTGGTGCAAACACTGTACCGGAGATGATGGAAGCCTGCGACGTTGCTATCACCTATGAGTCGTCCGCGTCGAAATATATTGACCCGGAAACGAAGTTCATTCACCCAGACCACTATAAGACCATGCCCGCGTGGAGGTTCTGGCATGTTATTCATGGTGTCACTAAAGACAATATTGATGCCGTGTTTGCGACTGCTGAGAAGTTCAATATTGGGCACCTGTACGCGACAGATCAGAAGTTCTCTGTCGGTACAGGTAGCGAGGATGAACCAGAAGAAAACCCCTACGACTATGCACCCTCTGATTGGGTTATCCAGGACACGAAATCGTGGGTGAAAGGCGTTCTACCGTTTGAGCAGCGCGTATCCGCACTAGAAACTGTCCGTACTGTCCCAGCTGGTAGAACATACAACCTATCAGAGGGGCAGAGCATCGGAGGTTTCTTCTTGGCTGGTGCAGTTACCCACCCAGCTGGTGTGCAGTGGCAGACCCCGAATAGTGCGGCACCGTCTACTGGGTTAGTTATCCTGATCCGCGCGAACGACACCATATATGGGTATGCGCCTGGCATGACCTCTGCTCCTGCGGTGGCCGCTGCCCAGACACCGACCGCTTCGGTTCCTTCGACCGGGTGGCGACTGATGACCGAGCACTGGAAGATACCAGGTGGCTATATCTATATGCGCCGCGACGGGAACCAAGTAACCATTCTCGCTGCCAATCATTTCACAGGCGGATCGACTATCCCCAAGGGAAAGTATTTGCAGCTGGCTTTCCCCTCAGGATTCCGGCCAGAAGTCCCTAAAGGCCCGTACACTGCGGGGACTCGAATTCGCGCTACCTTTGCCCAGACTGTCCTAACAGGAAACAGTGGGGAAATAAACGGCGGCCGAAACCGCATGTGGATTATCTGGGATACCGACGAGACCGCCCGCAACCGCAAAACAGACGTCAGCTTCAATATTCAGGTTGACGCCGAAGCGATTCTCGAAGGCGGCCAGATCACCTATATAACCGCTGAGCCGTTCCCACAAGAGCTGCCCGGTTCACCCATCCAATAAGAGGAGAAAAAATGTCAACTATTGAACAGGAACTCATCGCCGCAGCAGATACCCGCCTGCTCGCTCGTGCTGTGCAGACAGCTAAGCGTCTGCGCATCCCAAACGCCCAGGCGCTCATTGAATCGCGTTTCGGCGAACTGGTGTCTCTGAACACCACATCAGAGGGAGCGAAAACCATTGCGGAAGAGCACGACTTCGCGGTTCAGCAGTGGAAGACGAAAAAGGCTGAGCTGGATCAGAAACAGGCAGCCCTCAACGCCGAATATGACGCGCTGCGAGAACCAGGTGCTGACCCCGCCCGCGTCACTGACGAATATTTGGTTTATGCGGTCAAGCAGCTTACCGGCTCCGAGGTACATAGTGCCTAACCCACAGCTGCAGCCCCAGGTGTTTGGTGCTGCTCGTGAGGCGTTCGCTACCTGCATAGCACGGACGTTGAGGAATGTAGCTGATGCCGCATCTTGATTTTTATTCTGACGCGTTCTTCGGGTTCGCTGGCATCCTGGTTGGCGCTATTTTTGCGTGGTTTGGGAAGCGGAAAGAGCTTTCAGCTGGTGAGAATAAGGCGCGCTTGGATGCTACGGCGGCGCATGTTGATCGTCTTGACAGGGAAAATGAGAAGCTGCGGTCTAGGCTTGAGAAGATAGAGGAAGAGACTCGGCAGAGTCAGGCGGAGGCCTACGCGATGCAGGATAAGGCGCGTATGGCGTTGTCTATGGCGGTGTCGCATCTGGTTATGCTGACTGGGCATATTAATAATAGGATGCCGCCGCCTGCGCCTCCTATCCCGGACGAGTTGGAGTCGTATATTCATTCTCTGCTGTTGTGGTCTCAGAATTTTCCGACGGTTCAGCCGAAACAGCATGCGCAGCCGCGTGACCCGCCTAGTGACGGGGTAAGAGAGTAGAATAGATGTTGTGGGCAGCCCCATATATTTTTTGTGGGGCTGTCCTTATTTAGAGAAAGGAGGGACTGTCTATGGGTTATCAGCTTGTGACTGACCGCGACGCAAAGAATTTCACTCTCGGCTCGCAGGTGCCAGCAGTCTTTGGCTACCAGCGTGTGATTACGAACATTACGCTCCACTGGTGGGGTAAGCCGGAGTGGCGGCAGACCTGGGAGCAAGTCATGAACTTTTTTTGTGACTCACCCAGTGTCACTACTAGCGCTCATGAGGTCATCTCTGACGGTATTGTCGGTTTGATTGTGGATCATTCCGCCGCCGCTTGGGCTAACGGCAACTCACAGGGGAATGCTCAGAGTATCACGCTTGAATGCAACCCACGCATGAGCGCGGGAGATATGGGGACGGTAGCAGCCAGAATCGCCGATATATGGCGAGAGCAGGGGCGTATATTGCCTTTGACTGAGCATCGAGATTGGTTCGCTACCGAATGCCCAGGAACATATTCCAAAGCGGAAATGACTAGGCAGGCGATGCTCGCCTACAAGGGTGTCGCAGCAGAAATCCAAACAGCAATTAATGAAGGTGGTCTATCGGTGGCAGACATCGAGATAATTAACAAGAAACTGGATTCCATCGCAGAGGGTATCCAGTACATCATTTCGTACTCGCAGCCTGGACGAGAAGGCATCAACGTTGACTCCACGACCGCTAACTGGATGCGTAATAGTGCCCGCGCCGCCGAGTCCTGGGCATACGGCATCGACGGTGTTTCACATCAGGGGCAGCTAAACCGTGAATTCCAGGATTTGCGCGCCAAGGTCAATGAGCTTGTGTCGCGCCCGGTCGCACAGTCTACGCAGGTTAGCATCCAGGCGGACGATCTGCGGGCTGTAATTCGTGAAGAGCTATCTAATATTCGTTTGAAGGGAGAGGCTGCATAAAATGGCAGAGAACACTACTAATGAGACCCGATTCGTGGGCAATGTAACTAAGTCCACTACCGGCGCTACTTTGTTTGCTGGTTCGATCCTAACCATTGTTAATTATGGTCTCGCCCAGGCAGGTATCACCATTCCTGCTGAGGTGCAGACCGCCGCTGTTACCGTTATTCTGGGTCTGGTCGTACTGATTACTGGTCGGAACACTCGCGGCGAAAAAGCGCATCTTGAGGGTGCTATCCAGGGCGAAACCGCCGCAGCGCTGGCAAATCTCGATTTGTACGAGGTATTAGAAGCTATTGCTGATGGTGTGGCCGCCGATGCGCGAAATGCAGCCCCGCATGAGGCAGACGGTCGCGCTGCCTTTGAGGAATACCGTAACACTGGTACGGTACAGCCCGTGCAGCCTGCGCAACCTGATACTGCGACTGAGAATGTTGCGTATGATATGACCGGTGGCCGTGTGTACCGTTTTGGTGAACCTGGCGCTCCTGAGGGTGGCTCTGAGGGGCAGATTTATGATCCGCGTGTTGGTTGGGTTGATGATGTGCCCGACCAGTTCGGTAACGAGTCCGTGCCTCACTAATACTGTGCAGCTATAAAAGGCTGAATAGTTGAATTAGATGCCCCGCAGCTCAATTTTTTTAGAGCTGCGGGGCATCTTTTTTGTTCTTATAAATCCTTCTATAGGTTATTTGACAAGTTACGAGTGTTTCTGTCGGTACGCTTCTGATTTCCGATCCCCGCCAGGTTGTGGACGAGAAACATACCAAGCAGTCAACTGGTTAGCAGTCCATGCATACTTATCGTCTACTATAATGGCAGGCTTAGGTAGTGGATGTTTCTTGTTGATGCGGGGAAGGGTATATGTGGCGATGCCTAAATATTTCTCAGCCCCTCGCATGGTAAAAAATGGCCCTAAAGTCATTTGCTGCTACACCTCCTCTTCGCTTAGAGATGTAAAGACAGCTCGCACACCTTGAATATGTGGCTGCTGCTCAATTCTATTGTCTCCTTGGGTTGCAGCATAATGTTTGAGACAGTCATAAACAGATCGTCCCACTGCCGCAGTCTTTCCATTATTATCACGTGCAGTCCATTGCCGTGTCCGCTGAAAAAAGCTGCCTTTGCCTTTCATTATGGCAACTTGCTCGCCGTCTTTGTGAATTTCTATCTCAGAGTAGCTCCGCGAGTGTAGCGTGTATTTTGTCATTCTTATTGCCTTATCTTTTTCTGTCAGCGCCGTATTACCCTGACGTAATCAAGTGTAAGTTATTTATACATTTGAAAGCAAGTTTATATAGAGTTAAACAACCCACAAATTTTTGAAAGTGGTGAGTTTATCGTGAATCTACCCGCCATACACTCACAAAAACCTTGTAATTACAAGGAAGTTGCACCGAAATCTAAAATCATATCTAAATTTCGTCACCTTCACTTGTTGCCTCTAAAACTCAAGTCACATCATCCCGCGCGCCTTGCGTTCACAAGACTGTAAGCAACTGAGACATGTTTTAGAGTTCCTTAAAGTTCTTTATAATCCCGTGCAAAATAGTGAGTTTATAGTGACTCACCGTAAAGCGCCTTCTGTAACACCGCCGAATTATCGGCCACACCACGCCGCTCAATATACGACCTGCGAGTCATAGAATCCTTCTCATGCCCCAACTGCACGAACGCAGCATTAGAACCAGCAGCGCGATCAATCAGCGTTGCAACCGTGCGACGGAACGTATGGAACGTAACCCACTCCCAGCTACTGCCCCGCAAAACGTTCCTGAGCACAGTCCCCGCATTCGCGCCAGTCAATAGTCCGCCACGCGCGCCCACAAAAACGAATTCAGAGACACGAGGCACAGAAGAAAGCGCATCTATAATCCCCGCAGGAAGAATGACCGCACGCGCATGCCCAGTCTTCGTGTGCGCCTGCCAGCTTTTCGTGCGATCAACAACAGTTCCTCTAATTGTGCACTGCCGCGTCTCAAAATCAATATCTTGCCAGCGAATGCCTAACGCCTCACCAACCCGCGCACCTGTTGCCAGCAAAAAATCAACGAGTAGGGGCAACCAGGCGCGGTTTTCACAGCTATTTGCCAGATACTGCCGTAGCTCTATAATCTGTTCTGCGGTCAGCGCTTTAGGTATTTTTCGTGCAGCAGGTGTTGCAGGGACTAGAGACATCGGATTTGTGGCGATCGTGCCGTTGATAACTTCTCTGTCTAGAGCCATTTTGAGGACGCGGCGGCATGTGCTTACTGTGGTTGGTTTAGCGTCTAGCTCTGTGATGTACCGGTAGAGCATTGGTGTTGATAGCTCGTGAACCTGCAGATTACCTATGTCTTTGCTGACACGTTCTACTGCCGCCGTGTACGTTGGCTTGGTTTGCGGCGCGACCCTGTGTTGTCCTAGCCAGGATTCGAGGGCTTCTCGGAGTGTGGTTATGGTAGCGCCGTGGCTGGTGAGGTTTTCGAGTTTTGCGGTTAGTCGTCGTTGAGCTGCCGCTTTGGTGGTTGCGCGCGCGGTTACGTCACGGCGCTTGCCGTATTGGTCTCTATAGTATGTTCTTGCGACCCATTGCCCTGTTTCTGTTTTGCGGGCGCTAATTTTCCCATGCTGTCCTGGCGGTGTTCTGGGGCGCATATTTTTATCTGCCTATATATAAGAGTGAATGATAGGTACCCGTATCGGGTTTTAGAGGATCATGTCTAGGAGTTGTCGGCTATCTCTTTCTAGCCTCCTCTCGGCGGTAGCAATAATGTCTGCTACGTCTACGTCGAGGGCTTCGCAGATAGCCTCTAGTTCGTTGATAGTGAGGGGGCTTTCTGATTTGTTTATGGTGACTGATAGGCGGCTTTTGCTGATGCCTGTCATGTCTTGTAGTTGGCGTAGCGAGTTACTGCGGCGCCCGTTGATTTTCTTTTAGTTCTTCATGGACTAGCTGACTGAATGGGGAGGCTTTTCCGGTGCCTTTTCGGTTTCCTCCATGACTGCCTATTTTTTTCAAGTCGTGGTTCATACTTACAACCCTAGCACACACTAAATCTATTTTAAAGAGGGTATGAGGAATTATAAGAAACTATAAGTGAGTTATTTCACTGGTTTTCGGCTTGACCTGTCCCTAACTGAGGACGTAAAGTTATATACATCAGGAAACGAAAGGCACTGATGAAAAAACAAAATATGGGAGAGCTAGTAGCCGAAAACATCACACTAGCACTCAAAAAGAGAAAGCTCACTCAAAAAGCTCTCTCATACAAAACCGGTATAACCCACGCCAGAATACAAGGCATAGCCTCAGGCGCACGGGTAGCCACACTAGACGAAATACAGGCGATCTCAAACGCAATGACCATCCCAATGGAATGGTTCGTAAGAGAACACCTCACCGAACTAAACGACTGGAAGAAAGGATAAAAGAGAATGAAAAACCTCACCGTCGAAATACCCGACATACCAGAAGGACTAATAGGGCAAGCACTCATAGAGATTATTGCCAAACGAACAAGAATCAGCATGCAAATTCAATGCCTCGAAGACAAAATGGCGAAAACAGTAGCAGAGATTCACAAGCTCCGAGATAGAGAAACCAAGCTCCGAGAACTCGACATTGCTTACACCAAATACATGGAAGGAGGAAAAATCTAAAGATGTCACTCACCATCAAAAACGAAACATGGTTCACACCAAGAGAAGTAGCCGAATGGCTCGGACTCACAGAACAAACCCTCAACAAATGGCGGTCAGCAGGACAAGGCCCCACCTACGTGTCAACCACCAACGGCACACGAGGCGGACGAATCCTCTACAAAGAAACCGACATACACAACTGGCTCAACAGCCTAGAACCACAAAAAACCATCCACTAACCACATAATAAACAGGAGAACACAAGCCATGAAACGCGAACACTGCGAAGCCCTCGCAACCTGCCTCTTCAACACGGCACTAATCCTCCTATTAGGACTCTGCTTCTACGAACCAGACATCAACACCATGTTCACCGTAGCAGCCCTCGGAACCGCGATCCTCGGTGTACTAGCGCTCATGGCAATAAACCCGAAGCTCGACAAACCAAAAACCGAGAAAGATCATAACGCACACGCCTAAACAACCTTTAGCCAGGCCATAATGTCCTTAAATAGAAACAGACAGCCAATACTCCCCAGACTATCCGCATACGCACTAGCCGCGGCAATAATCCTAGCGTTCGGAATCAGTAGTGACGAACCAAGTACAGCGACCATATACGCAATACTCGCCGCCACCGCGTTCCTCACGGGGATAGCCCTCTACCTCACACACGAGGTAACCACTATTAGGAAAGGCTAACTATGAGTAAACCGCCTGTAATAGCTGGCGAACTAACCAGCGCTGAACGGGGAGAAGCCACAAAAGCGATTGTGATCCTATCCCTTCTCAAAAGGTCAGCAGAAAGCCAAGGAGAGCAAGTAAAGTTCGAGTTCCTCAACTGTCAAGGAGACGAATTCCTAGCTATCCAAACCAACACGAGCCAAAAGACAGGAGCACTAAGACGCACCATCACAAGCTGTAACAACCATGAAGCCAAAATACTGTCTACAGCAACAGAATACTTAGGCATACCAACCAAGTATACGAGTCGCCTAGACTACAGCAACAAAGAATTTAAAGCCCTCTACATGGCAGCACCGCAACCTTCACCGGCTGAGGTCATTGTCAAAGCTCACAACAATCTATAGGAGAAACTATCATGTCGAACACCACCACTAACGCTGTGAAACTCACCGAAGAACAAGCCGCAGGGATTATCAACCAGATTGTGAACCTGGATGCAGAAATTAGCAAGCTCACCGAAGCTCGCAAGAACCTTGCAGCCACACTAACAGCGAGCGTAGACCCAGGAACCTACCAGGCCGGGGCAGTCAAAGCCACAATCACCGTACCCAAACGGTTCAACGAAAAGGAATTCACCAAGCAGTTCCCGCCCTCAACCAACCCAGAATTCTACAAGACGGTGCAAAAAGTTGATCTAACGACAATCGCACCGAACACCAAAGCCGAATTCTCAGATTTACAGGCACCACGCCTCACCATCAAATAAGACCAAGAACCATGCAGAACCAGACCAAACGCAAACCCTTCTTTGCGACCTGCAACGGCTGCGGAAAAAATTCCCTCAGAAGAACCCCAGGCTGCAAAACCTGCAGGCAACGGCACGACTACTGGAAAAAATACGCCCCAGAACTCTACAAGCCAGCACCAACCAAATGCGCAGGCTGCGGAATCGACTACAGTATCCAGGAACCAAAACCTGACTGCCGCAACTGTATCGCACGTGAACGGCACCGGCGTAACGCCCTCTACATCAAAAAACCCCGCAAACCTCGCATAAAGGTTGAGGGAAAATGTAGAAGCTGCGGCACCGCATGGAGTAAAAGAACCGTCGGCTGTGAAACCTGCCAGCGGCGGCACACCAGCTACCGGCGAAAAGGAAAACCATACGACCACGGCATAGACCTCACCTGTGCAGGCTGTGGGCGGCTCATAGACAACACCCTGAAATTCACTACCGGGTGCAACACCTGCTCTATCAGACTCAAAAACAGGGAACGTAGAGAGTGCACCGTGCTAGAACCGCGCGAACCCATCAAACGAGAATTAAAGGAACTGAAATATAAGCCGAAGAGCAAAAATAAGAAACCTAAGGCAAAACCCAAGAAAAAGCCCAAGGTAAAGCCGGTGCCTATCGTACAGGTAAAGAAACCTGTCAATGATTTTGTCGGCGCTGATCCATGGCACGCCGTCCCTAATAAGGGAGGGAAACAGCAGGATTGGGCGGCACTAGACCAATATATCCTAGCCCGCCGCCAACGCAAACAACACCACGAGAACCTAGAAAGGAGGAGACAACCCAATGGGCAGCACACCCATCACGTTAGCCAAACCAGACGGCGCAACCCAGCAGCAAGCATTCCAAGCTGATCTGACCGCCGCAGGGATTATGGGGGTCATTGAGGATAACATCCTCAACCATCCCCGCAGCAAACAAGTGCGCATAGGCCCCTCAGAAATCGGTATGGACTGCACGAGACGACTAATCAGGAAACTAAACGGGCAGCCAGAACCAGAACGCGGTATCGCCTGGAAACCAACAGTCGGCACAGCCTGCCATTCACAAATGGAGGAATGGTTCGGGCACCAGCCAGAGACAGCAGGTTACCTCGTCGAAAAACGTGTAACCGTAGGGGCGATAGGTGAAACACCTATCACAGGCAGCACCGATCTGTTCAGCATAACCGATAAAACGGTGATTGACTGGAAATTTGTGGGGCCGTCAATGCTCAAAAAATATAAAGCATCTGGCCCATCAAACCAGTACAGGGTGCAAGCTCACCTCTACGGTACCGGCTGGGTAAACGCCGGGTACGCCGTCGAGCAGGTCATGATCGTATTTCTTCCACGTGATGGAGAAATCACTGACTCCTACTTTTGGTGGGAGCCATACGACCAGGCGGTAGCTGAGAAAGCCATGAACAAGGCAAACCAGTTACACACGCTCATAAAAACAATTGGTGTAGAAGCAACGTTAGCGATGTTCCCGCTCTGCAATAACCGCTTCTGCCCCTGGTGCCCAGCCGATAGGCAAGCATCAACACCAATGTTCTAACACCAGATAACTATTCAACAGTAAGGAAAAACATACAATGTCAGCTTTTGACTTCTTCGATTCCCGCCCCTCCCACTCCTGCAAGTTCAAGACCCCGGGAGAAACCCACACCGGCGTAATCACTGAGATTAGCGACCGCATGCCAGTCACCAAGTACGGCACCACCGACCCCGACTACTGGCCTGACGGCTCCCCGAAGCAGCAGGTCGTTATCACCCTTGCAACAGACGAACGTGACCCCGAAGACCCGAACGACAGCGGCGAACGCTCCCTATGGGTCACCGAGTCACGCAAGGCTGGGACTATCCTAGCCGCGATCATCCAGGCAACCCGCCAGGCGAACGCGAAACTAGAAATCGGTGGTACGCTCTCCGTCTCGTTCACTGGGCATGACCCGAACAGCAAGAACCCGGCTCAACCTCGCAAACTGTACGCTGCAACATACCAGCCTCCGGCTGCTGGTGGCGGCATGTTCGAGCAGCAGCCAGCACAGGCTGCACCCGCTGTTCCGGCTGCCAGTCAGCCCGCAGCACCACAGGCGGCACCGCGGCAGCAGGTACCTCAGACGGCACCTGTGGTAAACCAGCAGCCAGCACAGGCTGCACCATCTGCACCGGCACAGCAGCTTAGCGACGCAACCATAACCGGTATAAAAGGGCTAATCGCAGCCGGGCTAGACGACGCAACCATCAGCAGTTCACTAACCGCAGCCGGTAACCAGGTATCCCCAGAGCAGGTAGCACAGGTTCGCGCAGCAGCGTAAACCAAAAAATAGCCTAATCATCCCCCGCCCACACAAAAAACGGGCGGGGGGGGGGAACAACCCAAACCACCATAAAGAGGAATAAAAAAG